CATCGTGAGGACTTGGATAGTGGTATCGCTGAAATTTATTTTAATAAGATTAAACCACGAGCCATCGGTAAGATAGGGAAAATTGATTTACGCTTTGATTTAAACCGATTTCGTTACTTTGACATTGAAGTTGAGGATACGATGTTCTTACAGAATCATCATAAGATATTTGCAACACCAAAAAATGCGAAAAAGAATGTTGAAAAAATGGTTTACTTTAACGAACCACAAACAACACTAAACCACATAGTAAAGGATTGTCCTTTTTAAGTAAAGAAAAACACGAATTTTATACATGAACCTTTAAATCTGAATAAGATGACACCAAAAGAAAAAGCAATTGAGTTAGTTGACAAAATGTTTAACTGCGACAAATCAACACCTAATGAATCAATGGCTATGTTATATCCACACGCTAAACAATGCGCATTAATTGCAGTTGATTTGTTGTTAAGCGAAATGTATGCAGATGATTACTACACGGAAGTAAAACACGAAATAGAAAAGTTATGATAGACGAATTAGAACATTTACTCGCGCAGACATCAACCAGCGCAATAATCGGAAGCCTTAAACACGAATTAGATAGGCTACAAACAGTAGACGAGGACAAAGCGAGACCATTCATTGAAGGAAGTACGAAGCATTTAGAAAGCATGAAGCACGTACTGCTACACTTGATGATATGCGAGAAAGAAATACGCAACCTTATAAGCCAAAATTACAACTTACATAAGAGCGTACTTGAACTGTCAAGAGAAGCCGAACAGTTGAAAATGGAGAATGCTCACTTAATGCAAGGACTGTAATGCCACGCTGTAAAAACTGCAAAGAGAAATTCGAACCAGCACGATTTAACCAAAAATTTTGCTTTAATCCTGAATGCGTGAAAGTATGGGTTGACTTGGAAAAGACGAAACAATGGAAAGCCAAAAAGACGCAGTTAAAAAAGGAGTTGATGTCATTACAGGATTATTTGAAGATAGCACAACAGGTGTTCAACAAATACATACGTGAACGTGACAAAGGATTGAGTTGTATTTCATGCGGAAATGAGCCTAAAAAGGAAAATGCTGGACATTATTTTTCGCAAGGTGGGCATTCTAACATACGATTCCATGAGGATAACGTACACTTGCAATGCGAACACTGCAACAGTTATCTGAGCGGTAACCTAATCAACTACCGAATAGGATTAGAAAAGCGTATAGGCACGGCAAGATTGATTGTTTTAGAGTTGATTGCGCATGAAACAAAGAAATGGACTATTGATGAACTGACTGATTTGATAGCAATCTACAAAGCTAAAATAAAAGAACTAAAATGAAATACAATAGCGACTTTAAATACGACTTAGAAGTTGGACAAGTATATGAGCAACGACTTGGTGAGTTATTAACCAAAAAAATAGAGGTTAAGCGAGACTTTAAATGCTTGGACACAGGCAACATATTTATCGAATATGAGAGCAGAGGTCACAAATCAGGAATAGCTGCAACAGAAGCAGACTATTGGTGCTACTGGCTATCTGAATATCATTTCATAATGGTAGAAACTCAAAGATTAAAAGTAATATGCAGAAATTACATAAACACGAAAGCAGATGTTATCGGAGGAGATAGCAATACAAGTAAGGGAATACTCGTACCATTAAAAATATTCTTTGAAAATAAGTTTTGAATGGAATTATTCTTATATTTGCATATAACTAAAATATACAGATATGAGAAATTTTAAGGTTTACTACCGTGTTTATGTAGCAGGTAGGTGGCAGAAAGCCACAAAGATTGTTCAAGGTCAAAGCGTAGACGATGCAGTCAAGAATGCTGACCTTTGGGTAAATTTAATCTCACGAGTTGAGATGGTTGAATTAGTAACTAACTAAATAAATACAGATATGGCACGAAAAAAACACGAATCAGTGGATGCTTTTGAGCAAATACTAGACGAGATTAATCCGATTACTCCAACAGCACAGGAAAACTCGGTAGTTGGAATCTACAAAAAGATGCACCTAGCAAAACAAGAGATAGGTAAAGCACAGAAAAAAGCAACAAATCCACGCTTTAATAGTAATTATGTAGACATCAACGGAGCGTTAGATGCGATAGAACCAATTTTATACAAGCATGGTTTACTTCTTATTCAGCCTATTACGGATAATCACGTTTGCAGTGTTGTTATTGACATTGATAGTGGTGAAAGGTTGGAATCTGTTTTACGACTTCCTGACCTGCAAGATGTACAGAGAATAGGCTCTGCCATAACCTATTACCGTAGGTACAGTTTGATGTCACTTTTTTGTGTGCAAACGCAAGATGATGACGATGGTAACAAAGCTAGTGAGCCACAAAAACACGAATTTGCATGGGATAACCCTAAAGAGATTCTATCAGATGAGCGTTTTACTAATGCTCTTAAAGCTATACAAGAAGGCAAGTCTTCAAAGCAGTTTCTAACTAATAAGTTTGCTCTTACTCAAGACCAACTTAAAAAAGTAAATGCGCTATGATTAAGATAAGATGTTCAGCACTAGGTAAAATAATGACTTCCCCTCGTGAAAAAGGGGAGGTCTTATCTAAGACAGCTAAGAGTTACGTTGAAGAGTTATTCCTTGAACGTGAATACGGAATCAAGAAACAGTTTACTTCACGTTACACAGACAAAGGCATTCAGATGGAGCGACACGGAATAGCATTGGCTAATACGGTTCTTGATTGGGGATTAACTGAGGAGTACATTTTAGAAGGTGGACAAGAGGATTTTGAAAATGATTTCATTACAGGACACACTGACATCTGTACAAGCACATTACTAGCAGATATTAAATGCCCATTTGATGGAACTACGTTTCCGTTTTTTGCTGAGGAGATTCCTAACAATGATTACGTTTACCAGCTTCAAGGTTATATGTTTTTGACTGGTCACGACAGAGCGGAATTGGTTTACTGCTTAGTCAACACTCCTGAGCAGATAGTAGAAGACGAAATAAGAAGAGAACATTGGAATCACAAAGAGATAGATTACAATGAGCAGATAGCAGCAGAAGTCTATGCACGTCACACGTTTGACCACTTGCCTACAGAAAGACGAATCAAAAGATTTGTAGTAGAACGAAACGAAGCAATCATAGACAAAATAAAAGAGAAGGTACTATTGTGCCGAGAGTATTACGAAACACTTAAAAACAAATAAACAATGGAAAATGTAAACAGAGGAGCAATCTTCAAGAATGACAGCAAACAGAAAGAGACACATCCTGACTACAGAGGTAAAATCAATTGGGGAGGTGTAGACATCGAGGTATCAATGTGGATTAAAGAATCCAAAGAAGGCAAGAAATACTTTTCAGTAAGCCTACAAGAGCCATACAAGAAAGTTGAGAACACTTCGGACAAGATTGCACGAGAGAATAACAACGATGACCTGCCGTTTTAGTTATGTACATACGAGACGAAGATTTACGGAGAAACCTACAGCTACTGCTAGATACGAAATCACGAAATGAAATAGTAGAAAGCATAAAAGCCACAGGTGTAAAATTCCACCAGTACAACATAGACAGATTCATACAAGGCAAAGCAGTGTCAATTGAAACGCTCAAAAAACTTGACAAGTATGTAACTGTCACTATGCAACTTGAGTACAACCATTAAACAAAATCCCTCGTCTTATGTCGGGGGATTCTTTTTTACCGTATATTTACACCACAAACTAAACGCATGAGTAAAACATGGACAGACATTTTATGTAAGCACCACAAAGAGTGGGTTGACATTGTTTGCTCATTCGGAGAGCATAATTACTGCGAGGACATCGTGCAAGAAATGTACATTCGCATTTACGACAGCAACGCAGGAGAAAAAGCAGTAATTGATTTAGAGCCTAATAGAGCGTTTGTTTGGGTAGTCTTGAAGAATACATATCTAAATTTCTACAAAGCAAAGCAGAGAGCCTCTAAAGTGTGTTTAGACGAGGTCAGAGGACTAAGTTACGAAGAGTGTGACGTAGAAAAACACGAAGCCTATGAAATACTCCGCACAAGAATAGAGAAAGAGATAACCACATGGCATTTATACGACCAGCACCTATTCAACATCTACAAGAAAGACAAGACATCAATGCGTGACATAAGCAAAGGTGCTAACATAAGTCTATCAAGTATATTCAACTCGCTTAAAAACTGCAAAAAGCGACTCGTAGAAGAGGTAGGAGAAGACTATCTAGATTACATCAATCAAGAATATCATTTAATCAAATAACACATGGAACAAAAAAAGAGAAAAAGACGAACCAAAGCACAAATGGAAGCGTCTAAAGTAGTAGTAGAAAGTCAAGGACTAGGAGACACAGTAGAGAAGGTCTTAGAAGCTACAGGAATAGCTAAAGTAGCTAAGTGGATAATGGGAGAAGACTGTGGATGTGAAGAGCGTAAGCAAAAGTTAAACGATTTATTCCCTTACAAAAAGCCTTTGTGCCTACTTGAAGACGAACACACATACCTAACTGAGTTTTTCAGTAGAGAAACAAACAGAATTAAACCAACAGACCAGCAGCAGCTTCTGAAGATACACAACAGAGTATTTAAAGAGAGACAAGAGCCTACAACCTGCTCTTCATGTTGGCAGAACATCTTGAACAAATTGAGCAAAGTACACGCTGAATACTAGTGAACAAATCACGAACAAGAACATACGACCCATTACTCAGAAAAAGACGAACAAGTCTAAGAGCAATAGACACATTTAAAAAATGGCTATACGAAGATACAGCTTTCGAAAGACTCAACCCACTCGAATGAATCTAGAAGACGAACTCTTTTCAATCATGGACGCTATAATGAGCCAGTACGACAACTACTGCTTCTTTGTAGGTAGAGATTACATCGACCAACTAGAAAACAACACTGAATATATGGGTTATGATATTGTATTCAGCCCACTCGTTGCACATGACGAGGTACTGTTTGCACCAATCAACACATTTTACATAAACACGAACAACTAAAGCTATGAAAAAGAAAGTAGGAAGACCAAGAAACCTAGAAAGCCCTGAACAACTACACGAACTATTCCTAAGGTATAAAGCAGACGTAAAAGCAAACCCTAGAATAAAGTATGTATACGGTGGTAAAGACTTTGAAGAAAGAGCAGAGCCACTAGAACGTCCATTAACAATGGAAGGTTTTGAAGTTTTCTGTTGGGATATAGTAGGACAAGTAGAACATTATTTTAAAAATACGAACAAAGCATACGATGAATATTGCCCTATCTGTTCACGTATACGAAGAGAAATAAGAGAAGACCAAATCACAGGAGGCATGGTCGGACAGTACAATGCTTCGATTACTCAGCGTCTGAATGGATTAAAAGAGCAGGTTGAGCAAACCAATATTGAACAGCCACTATTCCCTGATTGATGTTTACACGAACGACTGCAATAAACAAGATTCGAAAGTTAGAAAAACGAATCAAGATAATTCAAGGTGGGACAAGTGCTGGTAAGACGTTTGGTATTTTGCCTGTATTAATTGACAAGGCTATTAAGCAACCCAATCTTGAAATTTCTGTAGTAGCTGAATCTATCCCACATTTGCGTAGAGGTGCGCTCAGAGACTTCGAGAAGATAATGAAGTGGACTAATAGGTTTGTGGATGAGAGGTTCAATAAGACGCTACTGAAATACGAATTTAGCAACGGTTCATTCATTGAGTTTTTCTCCGCAGACGATGCGTCAAAGTTACGAGGAGCGAGAAGAGATGTCCTGTACATAAACGAGTGTAACAATGTGACGTTTGAATCTTACAACGAATTGTCCATACGAACACGAAAGGAGATATTCTTAGACTTCAACCCGTCCAATGAGTTTTGGGTGCATACTGAACTAAAAGAAGAACCCGATTCAGACTTCTTAATCCTTACATATTTAGACAACGAAGCGCTAGACCAATCCATAGTGGACCAAATAGAAAAGAACAGAGAAAAGGCAGCCACTTCTAACTACTGGGCAAATTGGTGGAAGGTATACGGAGAAGGTCAGCTAGGAATGCTTGAGGGAGTTGTGTTAAATAATTGGCAGTTAATCGACAAGATTCCGACTGAGGCACGTTTACTTGGCATTGGCTTAGACTTCGGTTACACAAACGACCCTACAGCAATAGTAGAAGTGTACAATTGGAACGGTAAGCGGATAGTGAATGAGTTATGTCATCAAACAGGTATGCTAAACTCAGACATAGCTAGGTTGCTACCGAAAAAGGTTATAGTGTACGCAGATTCCTCAGAGCCTAAGTCAATAGACGAGATACGGAAACACGGAATCATGATAAAAGGAGTAACCAAAGGTAAAGACTCTATCAATTACGGTATTGACATAATGCAACAGCAAGACTATTTGGTGACATCTAACAGCACGAATCTAATCAAAGAACTTAGGAGTTATATTTGGGACACAGACAAGTCAGGAAAGCGTCTAAACAAACCAATCGACCACCACAATCACGCTATTGACGCATGGCGTTACCATGAAATGGAGACAGTAGGTATCAATTCTAACTACGGAAAGTACAACGTCAGGTAGGCGAGGTACAAAAACATGAATTAAAGTTATTAAATTATGAAAGCAGAGATTTACGTTCCATCCAATCTACGAGATATTACTCTTGAGCAGTATAGTTATCTCATGAGCATACAGAAAGATGAGGACAATGAACAATTTGCAGCTAGAAAAATGATAGCTGTGTTCTGCAAGATTCCACTAAGTGACGTTTTAAAAATTAGTTACTTGTCAATATTAGAGTTAACACAGAAATTCAACGCTATATTTCAAGAGGAGAAACCGTTTATCAACAGATTCACGTTAGGAAACACTGAGTTTGGTTTCATTCCTGACTTAGAAAACATCTCATTTGGTGAGTATATAGATGCTGAAAAGTATTTGAGTGACTGGTCAACGATGCATAACGCTATGGCAGTATTGTACAGACCCATCGTAAAGAAGAAAGGCGAGAAATACACGATAGAAAAATACGAAACGTCTGCTACATATGCTGAGGTAATGAAAGCAGCACCACTTGATGTGGTTCTAGGAATGCAGCTTTTTTTTTGGACTTTAAGAAAAGAGTTGTTAATCGCTACGATGGATTATTTAGCGGTTCAGATAACGGAGATGGGGGAGGAGATTTCTCAGCTTCAGCTACATTCAGTAACAGGTGGGGTTGGTATCAATCAGTATATCAACTCGCTCAAGGAGATGTTAGACGATTCGATGCAGTTACCGAATTACCGCTCCATCAATGTTTGACGTATTTGATGTTTGAAAAGGAGAAGGTCACGCTAGAGAATGACGAATTAAAAAGACGAATGAAACAACGATGAAAGCATATACATACTTACTAGAAGAACTGAGAACAGAGATAGCTACTATCCCAATGGTAACTACTATCACTCAGGGAGGACTTGATGACATAGACAACTACAAGCAGACGCTCTTTCCACTTGTTCATATTATCGTTAATTCCTGTACACCTACTTCAAACACGCTCACGTTCAACGTCAGCATTGTTTCAATGGATGTAGTAGACATATCAAAAGACGAAACCACAGACGTATTTGTAGGCAACGATAACGAGATAGACGTATTGAATACTACACTGGTTATATTAACACGAATCACAGAGGTATTAATGCGAGGAGGTATTTCACGCAAACTAGAGATAGTTGGTACACCTAGCTGCGAACCATTCACAGAACGATTTGAAAACTACTTGGCAGGATGGACTGCTACTATGGATATAATCATGCCTAACGAAATGAGCATATGCTAACAGGTCAACAAGTCAGAAAGGAATTAGAGAGTTTCAGAAAGTATGTAGTAAGTCAAGCTAGAGCAAATCTTACACGCTTAAAAAAGAACTCGTCTAAGACACTTTATGATTCGATTAAAGGCGACATCAAGTACAAGAAAGGTGATTACACTGTAGAGATTGAAATGGAATCCTACGGTCTTTTTGTAGACAAGGGAGTAAGCGGAGTAAATAAGAAATATCCAACGCCATACAGCTACAAGAGTAAGATGCCACCACCAAGTAAATTGGACAAGTGGATAGTCAGAAATGGAATAGCACCACGAGATAAAAACGGACGCTTAATCAGCAGAAAGAGTTTACAGTTTTTGATTGCTAGAGGCATATTTAAAAACGGAATAGCACCTAGCTTATTCTTGACAAAGCCATTTAGAGTAGCAATGGACAAACTACCTACTGAGGTATACGAAGCATACGGAATAGATATAGACGCTTGGATGAGCGCCACAGTTAAAAAATTTGACAGATGAGTAATTTTATATTTGCAAGGTCACCTTTTATCATTGACGTAAACGAGGTCAATATGATAGGTTCAAAGATAGACGTTTACATAGGTACTGGCATGACTTTACCAGCACAGCCAACTTACACACTAAGTAAGAACTCTCCAAGCGTAACCAACTACAGAACGGTGTACAACATATCTCCGTACATTCGTGAGAAGATAAACCACAATACATACCAATCAACTTACAACACATTTGGATTTACGCCTAGTAGTCAATACTCAAAGGTTCGAATCGTTAGGTATAAACGAACTATGGCAGGTACTTCTTTACTTGACACAACAGACTACATTGCTTTTGATGGTTACGGATTCTACGAAGAGGGTTACAACCCACAGCTAGAGACTTACTTCTTGCCACAAGGAACGTACTACTATAACTATGATGTTACTGCTGACTTTGCTACTGAGCCACTTACACGATGTGGACATTTAAACTTTGAAGCGGACTCAAATTACACAGTTAAATACACGAACTTAAATACAGCAGCTACGTTTACTCACTTAGTACCATCTTATGGTATTAGAGAAGTTCCTAGAGTATATTCAGCTTACTATTTAGCAGGAAACAAGGTAGAGTTATTCGATGACTTAAACGTATTGATAGCGACATGGTATTTCAGACCAATCGTTGAGTGTAGATACGAGCCAGTAGTAGTAGACTTTGTTAACAAGTTTGGTTCATGGCAAAGAGAGTGGTTCTTTAAAGCGTCATTCGAACAGCATGAAGTGAAAACTACACCGTATAATTTGCTACAGAGTAACCTAGTCAACTACTCAGTGACTCAAGGACAGCGCAGGGACTTCAACATTAACAGTCAGGAAAGCATCAAGGTAAATTCAGGAAGTGTCAATGAGGTTTACTATGGCACACTTTTGGACATCATTATGAGTGAGCGAATCATGGTCAACGGTAAACCTGCTGTGATTAAATCTAAGAGCATTGCCAAGTTGAAGGACGTAAACACGAAAACATTCAACTACACACTTGAATTTGAATACGCATTTAACACTATAAACAACGTCATCTAATGGAGAGAAAGGTTCAAATATACATAGAAGGCGAAAGAATAGAGTTATTCAATGACGAGAAGATAAGCGTTAACTCCACTGTTCAGAATATTGCTGACATCTCAAAGGTATTTACCGACTTCAGTCAGTCATTTACCGTACCAGCATCACCAAAGAACAACGCAATCTTTGAACACTTCTACGCTAACGAGGTAGATGGAACGCTTAACTACAATTTAAGGCGTGACGCATTTATAGAGATAGACCTTAACTCATTTCGTACAGGTAAAATACAGCTAGAAAAAAGCGAAATAAAGAACCTAGCTACTGACAGCTATACCTTGACATTCTACGGTGACGTTAGAAGCCTTAAAGACAGATTTAGCGAGGACAAGTTAAGCCAACTAGATTACTCTGCTTACACTCATCCGTACACAGGTGCAGAAGTACTAGACAGAGTTACTGACATAGGCATGAGTTACGATGTGCGCTATCCGTTAATTTCTAGCAAACGAGTTTGGCAATACGATGAGCCTACCACACCACTAGACAACATAGACACAATTGATGGACGTATCTTTTACGATGAATTATTCCCTGCGATAAAGGTTGCACGAGTGCTTGACGTAATAGAAGCAACATACGGAGTTACCTTTTCGGGAAGTTGGTTACAGACTCAGAGATTTCAGCAGTTATTTATGCTATGTAAAAATGCAGAGACGTTCACTAACTTAACTCCTACTCAACGGATAGACATAACTGCAGAATCTAACGCAGGAGGCTTTGACGATATTTACTCCGTAGCAAACGACACTGCTACATACACCTACCAAGACACGGAAACAGGTGATGGAGAGCATTTAATGTACATGGACATTCAGTCATTGTCTGTACCTTGCACCTACTACATAGACGCTTATAGAAACGGAGTATTAGCAGGAACATACGAAGGCACAACTACACAATCAATCTATTGGGGTAATGTACTAAACGTACAAGGTGTAAATGAGACGTTCTATTTTGAAATTAGAGCGAACACTTCAGTTACGATAGGTATACAACTACGTTCAACATTTTCACATTTAGTCACGGTTGACCCATTAACAGGTGCGCAGTCTTTATTTACAGACATACAAATTGCCACTTGTGCAGATGCTGTACTAGTTGGAGATTTGAATATTGCGCAGAATATGCCTGACATTAAAGTGTCAGATTTCTTCTCAGGTATCTTGAAAGAGTTTAACTTAACGTGTTATCCAATTTCACCTACTGAGTTTTATCTTGAGCCATTAGAGGACTGGTACGCACGAGGAATAAACTACGACATAACACAATACACTACGACAGACTCTATTGAGATTGCACGAATACCACTCTACAAAAAAATCAACTTCTCATATCAGAAGAGTGAGAGTTTTATGAACAAGGAGTTTTTAGGATTCTTTAATAGAAGCTATGGAGACCTTGAAAATTCATTTGTCTACGATGGCGGTGACTACAGCATTCAAGTGCCATTTGAGAATTTACTATTTAACAAGTTTAGTGGAACAGAAATACAAGTAGGTTACGCACTAAAAGACGAACCAAACTTTGAGCCATACGTTCCGAAGCCAGTGCTACTTTACTACAATGGAATGGTAAACATAGTGGCTAACGATTTCAAATTTGACGATGGCAACATAATTTACAATATTGGTAACTACGCTCTATTTGGTTCTGACATAGTTGAGAACGGTGTTAATTACTCTTTGAATTGGGGACTAGAGGTTTCGTCTTTTTATCAATCAATCATAAGCAACTC